ACTTGGTCTTGAAGAAAACCGTTGGCAAATTGTATTCTGTGAGATTCTTGATTCAGCAGGTCAACACGAAAAGAACCTACAAAACCCAGAGGGTGAGAAATCAGTAGGAGACTACCCAACAGGTACAGTCCTTGTGTGGAAGGGCGGAAAGAATATTCCTTGTACTGAAGCGGCTGATCACATGAGAATGGGTATCGCAGTAGAGGGTGTTGCCTCACCACTTATCCAAGGTGCTGAACCTGTGCTTGTAACAGGTAAAGTAAACGAGGGAGATTACTTGGTAACATCAAGCAAAGAAGGACACGCAGAAGCGGTATCTCCAGAGTTCATGCGCCAACACGGACTATACGATTGTGTATTAGGTAAGGCACTTGAAAGTGGAGAAGGAGAATCATACTTACTAAAAACTTGGATAAACATTTAATATGGGATTTCGTATCAACAGAGGTAACTTTCAGTTTCTTGATTCAGCAAGAGGGGCTTATGTAAATAAGTTCAAGATTGACGATGCTACAGGTAAGATTGTAGAGATTGACGAAGAAGGAAATCCAACTGCTGCCTACCTAAAAGAAACAGGTAAAGCGGCAGATGCCAACTTGCTTGATGGTATTGATAGCGGATCATTTATGCGGTCAAACGCAAGTGATAATATCTACGGACATACCGAATGGCAAGACAACTACAATGTACGCTTTGGGAATGGTGCTGACTTCCGTATGTGGTTTGATGGCAGCCATATGGTTTTTAGAAACTTTAACCACACAACAGGAAACGTATACTTTCAAGGAGAAAATACATCTGGTGTTAACAATGGATTGCTTTACCTAATAACTGACACGGCAAGAACTTACGTTAAACTATACGAAAACGGTGGTGAAAAATTAAGAACTGTAAGTGATGGAGTCCGTGTATATAACAACCTAAGAATAGATGGTTCTACAAATAATGGTAGACTGTACTCAGATGAATGGGGGGTTAAAGTAGGTACTGATAGTGGATACATTCAGTTTGGCCCTGCAAACAGTTCTTGGGCACACATCTATACTGATCGTGATGCGTTCTACACTAACAAACCTATATACGAAAACAATGCAAGACTTGCTACGCAGTCTTATGTAACAAGCCGTGGTTACATTACTCAGTCGGCTGCTGACACGGCTCAAGCAAACGCTATAGCCGTAGCAAACGATAGGATAGACAATGAAGTGATGGTAGCTGTCGTTGACAACGCTACAAACATTTCGAGAAACGCTACAGACATTGCAACTAAAGCACCAAAAGCCGGATCTCTTGGTACAAACTTTTATGTTAACGCACTATACTATGACGATTGGGTGAGAAATCACTACAATAACAATGGTATTTATTGGAGCGTAACAAACTGGCATCTATATCCTAAAGACAATGATGACTTCTATCTAAGGTCTGGTAACTCTGGCTCTGCTGCAATACAATTTAATACAGGGGGTACTGCAAGAAACTACGTTTACAACAATAGCTCTAACGAAATTGGATTCCTAAACACTTCACGCTCTTGGATATTCCGAGTTTATAACAATGGTAACACATTAGTTTATGGAAGCCTTACGGCTAATGGCGGAGTCTCAACAACTTCAGTATCAACAGATGAAATAGTAGTTGGAGGAAGACCTGTTATTGATGCAGGCGGACAATGGGTTGGTGATCCTACAGGTTTAGTAGGGCCAAAAGGAGATAAAGGAGATACCGGTGCAACAGGTCCAAAAGGTAATACCGGTGCTACTGGTCCTGCTGGGCCGCAAGGGGCTACTGGAGCCACTGGTCCGCAAGGGCCAAAAGGGAATACTGGGGCTACTGGGCCCAAAGGAAATACTGGTGCGACAGGGCCTGCTGGAGCAGACGGAGTTGCACCTGCATTTGTTAATGGAGAGGCTGTTGGTCAAGTAGATTCAATAAACTTTAATTTAGATAGAGGTATTATTGAATTTAACCTTAGTACAGGTGAAACAATTAATGGTGCAATAGCACGATAATTAGTACTATATCAGTATATTTGTATAGTTAACTAATAATTATAATTATGTCTGAAGTTAAAAAACTTTCTGAAGAACAACTAACTGAGTTGAACAACATCATCAAGAATCTAAAGTATCTTGATTCTCAAATCGCAAGTATGCGAGTAGAAGAGTCTCGTGCTGTAGATGCTTACAAGCAGTTGCTTGACCAATTGGAAGCGCAAAAAGAAACTATCCGTAACGAATACGGAGATGTTGAGATTGACCTTTCAACAGGTGAATTAAAAGAATCAAAACAAGAAGAATAGAATGAAAAGGCTGATAAACAATACAGTAAACACTTTGTCTTTTGTAAAAAGCATTAACTATGTCATTAATGACTTTGATGTTATTTTATCGAAAGTAGTTGGTGATGAAGTATTGCAGCTTAACAATCTATCTTCATCAAACGGCCTTGCTGTTTGTAGTGATTTTATCATCTTAAACATTGACTTGTTATCAAACAATTTAGAGGGTGGGGAATATTACCTCACCCTCGTCAATGGAAATACAGAAACGTCTTATCTATGTTTAGTAGAGACGCATGAAAATTCTAACGGTAGTACAACTGTAGATACGGTTTACGGAGACACCGTAAAGTTCTCACCCTATTAAATTGTAGATTATATTAATGGGACTAATAGATAACATAACAGACTTCTTTGCATCTGTAACCAATGTTCAAGCTACAGAATCTACTGTATCTACTAATGAACTAGAAAACTCAATTGTAGACTTAAATGGTCGCTACAAATTGGGGCATACACTACTTGGTGATTACATCAAGTTTGGTGTTAATGATGACTTCCCAGTTATCTTAGAAAAGATGCTAAGACAATCTCCCGTCCATTCGGGCATTCTTACTAAAAAAGCCAAGATGATTGCTGGCAAGGATGTTGAGTTTGACGTGGACTTTTTAAGCACAAAGAAAGCACAACAAGAGCTTCGTGTATTTATGAAGAATTGTGCTGGTGCAAACAAAGGAATGTATGATGTGATCCTACACGCTGCATTTCAATATGAATCAAAAGGTGCTGCTGCATTCTATATCCGCTGGAATAGAGGCAAGACAAAAATCTTAGAGCTAAAGTCTCTAGATGTTAAAGGTGTTCGTGCTGCCGAGCCAAATGAAAAAGGAGACGTTACCCACTATATTGTTCGTAGAACATTTGGATATGGGGCTAACTCTGTACAGCACAACGAACCAAAAAGAATTAAAGCTTTTGACAAGTTTGATAAGACTGGTACAGAAGCTGTACTCTACATACCCAACCCTTATAGTGGCAATCCATACTATGGTGTTCCTAACTATATTTCTGCGTTTCACTATATAGAGTCTGACTTTGCCTTTGGTAAGCACATTAAAAACTCTGCTGAGAATGGATTCTCGCCAAAGGTTCTTGCTACATTCATTGGTCGGAATATGTCTAATGAACAAAAAGCAGCTGAATACAAAAATTTTAAGCAATCTTTTATTGGCCCTGAAGCGGATAACTTCGTAGTATCTTGGGTTAAAAAAGAAGAGGATGCCCCTAAGTTTACTCCACTAGATATTGCAAATCTAGACAAAACTGTAGACGTCCTCTCACGCCTAAACGATGCTAAAATTCTTACTGCTCACAACATTACTAGTCCTACTTTATTTGGTGTTATGGTTTCGGGTAAGCTTGGCGGAACCGGGAATGAGCTTGTTACCGCATACCAAATTTTTAGAGCTACTGAAACGCTACCTAACAGGGAAATTATAGTAGGTGGTATTAATAGAATTTTATCTAGTGTCAAATATGACCAGATGAACTTAAAAATTGTTGAAGAAGAAATTAACCTTGAAAGCATTAAAGGTGCTAATACAGAAGATATAACAAATGGTTAAGGTAATTTTTATAGATGACAACTACTTGTACCAAAACTTTCCTCTTCCTAAGAGGTTGGATCGTGCTGCTCTGTTGTCTTTGATTCAACTAGAACAATACACATCTATTCAAGACTTGCTGGGTACTTGTTTATACGAGCATATTGAGGACGGTGTAGACCAACAAACACTAACTGCTGACGAGATTAGTTTGTTTAAATTAATTAAGTATACGCTTGCAATGTACTCTGCAAAAGCAGCAATTACCTTGCTAAGAACTCAAGCAGCTAATACAAAGAGCGAAGAAAAGATTCGTGATCAATATGTTATTGATGCACTTTCTACACAAATTGACAGCAAGGTTGGTTACATCAATCAACGAATTGCTGATTTCGTAAAAAACACAGCCGCTATTAAGGCTATTGCTACAGCTGATGGATGTACTGGTGATTTGTTTAATGACCTTGAGGTTTACAACAGTTCAGTATATTACCCATCTACTGGTTTAATTGATGATAATTGTGAAGACTTATGATGTTGACTAAAAACCTTTCGCTTGCAGAAGTAACTAAATCTGCAACTGCTGTTAAGTTTGGACTAAAGAATGAGCCAAACGAAAAGCAATTAGCAAGCCTTATTGCTGTAGGAGAAAATATATTTCAACCAACAAGAGAATACTTTGGTGTTCCCATTATGGTAACTAGTGGGTTTCGTGGACAAGCTCTCAATGATATCATTCACGGAAGTGCTAATTCACAACATTGCAAGGGTCAAGCATTAGACCTTGATGCAGATTACTTTGGCAAGATTACTAATGCAGAAATCTTTCACTATATCAAAGACCACTTAAATTACGATCAGCTTATTTGGGAGTTTGGTACTGACGAGGAACCAGCATGGGTTCACGTTAGCTTTGTTTCTGAAGAGGAAAATCGTAATCAAACGTTAAAGGCATTTAAAGGCCATAATAACATTACGAAATACAGACCTTTTTAAGAACATAGGAAATGCAGAATAAAGAACTAATTAATATATCTCAAGCTACAAAGGGTAAATACGGTGTATATTCCCTTGAATTTCACGAGACTCAAAACTACACACACGTTAAACGTGTCAATAGCGATGGGTCTGAAACTCTATTCTCTGTTGGAGGCGGAGGCGGTGGAACAACTTATACTGCTGGTACAGGTATAGATATCACAAACGGAGTAATTTCTTCTACTGCTGTAGATACAAATACACAATATGGTATAACATTAAGCAGCCATTTATCTGGTGCTAATCTTCAATTACTTGGAACAGATAGCACGGTTGATGTTGTTACTATTCTTCCTGGGAATGGTATTTCTATGTCTCTTGCACCTGATGAAATAACTATTTCTTCTACTGTTACAGATACAAACGATTTTGTTTCTTCAGTTTCTCTAAATGGAACTGACCTTGAGTTCAATGGTACTGGCGGTGCATTTAGCGGTATTGTATCTCTTGCTTCATTAGGAGGCGGTAGTGGTACTGAAAGCAATATTGTACCTTACGTTGGTGGTACAATTAATACAGATACTGTAGGTCTATATGGTCTAAGAGAATCTGCCGAAAAGATTGAATTGGTAAGAACAGTAGCAAGTGACACTACTTTTGTTTTGCAAGCAGGATCAAGCATTCTCGGAACAAACAACTTTGGTATTCTTGTGGTATATGTAACTATCAACTGTTCTGGAATTGGTGGCATTAACCTTCAATATAAGGATTTGCTAAACACTAATGTACCAATTCACGGAAGCAATCACTTAACATCTGGGAATTTTGCACTTACCTTTTCTTACTTCGGTACTACGGGATTGCAACTACTCGCATTTACTGAATTATAATGAACCATACTGATTTGAAAGTTTTGTTGCTAAATGCGACCACGCTAGGCATAAGCATGGCGCAAGTAGAGATCGCCCTAAAGGTTATGCTGTTAATTGTATCTATAGGGTATACGTTGCAGAGATGGTACTTTATGAATAAGAATAAAGGAGAATAAAAAAAGGGAGCATTAGCTCCCTTTATTTTTACAGGTACTTAAACAAGTACATTCTACTGGTGCAAATTCGCACCACACTATTTTATCTTGGTTCTTTTGTCCACGGATCGTACTGCGAAGTAACCTCCGATTACTGTTACGCTTACCATTTCCCATAGCCCTATCCATCTTTGGTTAATACTCATTAATCCTAGTCCATCAAAAAAGGTAACTAGTATTAAAAAAGATACAACTACAACAAGGGTAAGTGGTCTTACGTTTTTAGAAAGCCAAGAGTCAGAAGACATATCAGATTTCCAACGAGCAGATATCTCGTTTTCTATGCTCTTTCTTACTTTTTCTTTTTCTTCTGGTGTTGCAACAAACTTGTCAACTACGTTAGCTACCGCATTGACAGTTTCCGTTACACCAGCATTCATTAATTTTTTCAATGGGTTTTTCATTATCCACTACAGCTTTCACATTCTGGATTATCAATGGAGCATTGAGCGTTATCGTTCTTTTCTGAGTTCTCCAACTGGTCGATAAAATCTTGGAAGTCATTTTCAAATCCGAAGTCTGTGTCGTTCATAATCATTTAGTTTTTTTGGCTTCTGCATTCCACGCACTATAACAAACTTTTAATCTCTGCGAAGCATCGGGGTACTCCATTTGAAGGTTGTCATCTTGCATACATCTTGATAAAAATTGTTGTCTATTCTCCTGTGGTTTTGGAGTTGGAATCGGCATCTTCCTCTGGTTTTTTAGAATTAATAAATACAGGCTCGTCCCAATAAAGGAACAGCCACTCACTTTTATAATTTACATTTTTCATTGCACCAGTTTTCTGTATGTAAGCTCTGCAATCAATGCCGTATAGATCGCAAATAAGACGTTCATTTCTAGCGAATAATAGATTATACCACTTACCCAAAAAGATAAGCAGAGAACGCAGTTAAATGGCTTAAAAGGTGCAATACGTTCTATGAACCAACCATAGGGTTCAAATACAAAAAGGTAAGAGAATAGAAATCCTAAACCACTTACCAAAAACCAGTCATTATATATCTGTATCATAATTTTCTACTTGTGAAATCATCTTTAACGTAACGAATAAGTTTCCTTTTTGCTTCTCCGTTCTCTATTATTATCATATGTCCTTTTATTTTCTGTCCATAAATATCTCTCCACTTTAAAGATATGATCTTATTAGTCATAGTGGAATATATTATAGATATAATTAAATTCGCTGCTGATTTATCTGGCTTGTAATAGTGCAAAAACTTTTCACATACACGCATAACAGCCTCGTCAACTAGAGATTGCTGTAGCTCTCTGTTGCCGTTTGTTACAAAAGCGAATCCTGAAATTTCTTTTGCTCTAGCAAGAATAAACTTGCCAAGCTCTTGGGTAATACTACCTTGTTCTTTTGATTTCCTGGCTTCTTCCTCAATAATCTTTTTGTCGTACTTCGTTTTCAACATGGTCAACGATTCTTACGATATCAAACAGATAGTCTGAAAGTTCTTCGGACTTAATGTTGAGTTCATAACCCAAACGAACAAGTGTGACTTTTTCATCATTGAGTATTAATTCTCTAATGTGTTCATATAAAGATATAAGGAAGTCTGCTTCAGTTGAAGTGATTTCGTCATATGTTTCATCAAGTGGCATACGGTCTTATTGATATTGCCTTCTCTGGATCGATCTCAGCAATCTTATCAATAAGTTCGTTCTCCTTCTTGTAAGCCAACTGTATCTCTTCTAGAGTAGAGTCTGTTCCTAAATTTGTAAACAGATTTGCCATCTCCCTTAATAGATTGTCAATCTGCTCTCTTTTTAATTTACAAGTGTGGTAGTTACTATTCTTCATATACTAAGTTTTTACAATATACTTTACATATATAGGTGTTCTTTTCAAGAGTTCCATCGTATCTTATCGAAACGCTCTTGTAATATTTAGGATTATCATCCGGAATAACACCTTCAGAAACAAGGGTATCAGCAAGAAACTTTGAAACAAGAATACCATTGTCAATATCAAGGCGGCTATTATACGAAATGGTAATGTAGATTTCTTCGCAAGTGAATCTATCATATTCTGATAACGCTTCTTGGCAAGCTTTCTTATATTCATCCTTATATTTTTTTCTAATAGCCCAATGACCACCAGAGTAAATTTTATTTAGACTCGGTGGTTTGGGTAGGTTAAGTTCTATTTTTGTGTAGGTGTTATCCATCTGCATAGATTTTTAGGCACACGATAGAAAGCATCAAGTCCTTGTCTGTGTCCTGTATTTATCCTACGAACTTCTCTAAATTCCTCCTTAAAGATTTCAGAAGAGTGAGCAACACATAGTGCTTGTGTTTCCGCACAGACTAGCGCATAATAAAAACCCTTGCCCTCCCACTTTTTCTTTCTACCTAAGAAAGATACCGTGTCGAAAGGAAAGGATTCCTCGTCAGTCCAAGGGTAGTTACCCTTTACCTCAGCTTCTATAAAAGTGGATCGACCTTGATGATCTATAACCTCGATGTCTACACCATAGTCTTCTTCCTCTATAATGTCTGCTACCCAGTCTTGGGTTTTCAGCCAAGCGATAACAATCGCTTTGCCATACGCATCATTCGTATCGTAAGATTCTTGGACAAATTTCCTGGCGGCATACTTACTCATGGTTCTCTGTTTATTGCAATCTTCAGTAGGATTAGATATCCTATCAAATCTTGCACGGTGTCTTCGGTTTCATCCGTAATACCCTTGCTCTTTATACGCATAAGCTTGTCATCAATCCTAGCGCATAAACTATCAACTGCGTTTCCCTTCGAGAAGATACCTACGGGGTTAAGGGCTGAGTCCCCGTAGGCAGCATTCTTCTCTAAGAGTAAGTTAGTAACTTCCGCAGATACTTCAATAATTAAATCTCTTGTATCCATAGTACTAAGTTAGTCATTATTATCTAATAAGTCGACTTCCAATTTGTAGACTTTACTAACATAATTTCCTTGTATAACTATCCTTCCAGAAGAAGGGTTCAAGAATATGTAATTCTCAGAACATCCAGTGTAATCAGAGACATCAAACTTGTATACATTTCCGTTGATTAAAATCATTATATCATTGTTCTCTGTTTCAAGAACTTCCACCTGCTTTGCAGATGGGACGTTGAATTTAAGGTATGCTCTTACAAGTTCTGCGAATGCTCTCTTACGATCACGAATCAGACTGTGGATAGGCGTATTGTTTTTCTCCGCTTTTGTTGTACTCATAGTATCTGTTCTTTAATTTGTCATAATACAAAGTAACCTTTCCCAACTTACCAACAATTTTTGGCTTCGCTTTTACCACCGTAATCTCTACTTGGTTAGGCTCATAAGGCACGCCATTAGAATCTTCGAGTCCGAATGGGCAACGCCATACGTTGATTACCATCATCCCCTTTCTGGACCATTGCATCCCCCCGGCAATGTCATTCATCGTGGGCTTGTCTACATATGGTACACCGTTCTTGTACTTGGCTTGTTGGTGTTTAGTGTGTACGGTAACGATAGTGTGGTAGTCCTTATCGCTTGAGTGCTTACGGATGCGAGTGAGTATCTGCCCAATGGCTATATCATCACGCACCCCACTACTTACATCTGTCTTAATTTCCGTGAACGGATCGACAAAGCAACCGTCTATCTTTATGAAATGTGTCTGCTCTATTTCCTCTACAGCAGTATAGTACCCTTCAATGGAAAGGTCTTGCAGACCACTATCAATAATATAGAAATGTTTATTAATAAATTCAAAAGCCTTCTCTGTCTCTTCATCTGTCGCAGTCATTGTATCATTAATGAGGAACGGCTTACGCAAATACACCCACATTAATTCTGCAAATACTTCCGTAGGCGATCCTGTCTCTGGCGAATATACTGCCCACTTCCACCCACTATATTGTGCGAGGTTCATCATCAGTTCAAATCCAAACTGACTCTTCCCTTGGTGCGCCCCAGCATATATGTATGTGGTGCTACCTTTTTTCATAGAGTACTTATCGAACAAGGAATCAAATCCTGTCCAAGCCCCTTTCTTAATACCTTCGTTTCTCAGAGAATTTAAATTGCCCTTTAATTCTTCTGCGGTATATACAAACTTACTCATGCTCATTCTCCAAACTCTTTTACATATTCTGATTCTTTGTGCTGAAAACTCCTACTAATTTCTTTTCTATAAAACTCTTCGCTTATATAGAAGTCGTAAACCTTTTTCCCTGTGAGTCCATTGTACGCCATTATCTTGGCGATCATCTCTGGGCTACGGTTAACGTGGTCGATAGACTTTGCTCTGGTTACAAACTGAAACGGATGTGATGCATCTCCCTTGTGCATATTAGAATATCCGTTCCCCTTCTTTACTTTCCAAGAAAGCCTTACCCCAATGTCATAAATCATTTGGCCTTCATCATTCGATAGTGGTGCGCTATTCGGATTGATGTCGAAGTGATCATCTAATGGCCCTTTTTCTTCTTTCATTATTGCTCGGTGTTATATATACTGTATAGATGTTCGTTCTTTCCGTACAAACCCTTAGTGGTTTTTTCCGTCTTAAACAACTTGCCTTCTTTAGTTAGGTTTGTTATTGCTCTTCGGATGCTGGTGATGGGTGTAACTCCTTTTGAATCGTATATCTTCCAAGCATCAGATGCACTCAGTTCTTTTTTAGTTAGGTATATCTCCATAACTAATTCTTCTTGTGTAGATGCCTTTTCGTTACTGGCGGCCAGGCTTGTGCCAGTTTCTTTGTTTGTGTTATAATAACTGTTCTTCATCTCTCTTTGGTGTTAAAGGTTTGTCCATTTATATCCAAAACACAATCTCATCATAGTACGATGAAACCAATTTGGCTTATAAATTAAATTAAATTGAACATAATAGTCTTTTCCTAATCTATAACCA